TGCCGTTCGGTTAATCCAGCAGCCTCCATGTTGTGTGTGTGTATGTCACCGTTGAGTATCAGGTCAGTGTACTCTGGGTCATTCATGTAGTGAGCAAGCATACGTAGCTCCAGTCCACTAGCGTCTACGCCCACCAGCTTGCTGCCATCAGGCACTACAAAGCATTCGCGGTACGCAGCATCGCTAGGTATCTGAGCCATGTTCGGTGCGTTGTGGGTCATACGTCCCGTCACAGCGCCACATGTATTGACTCGCCCGTGTATACGTCCATCCTCCTTTACGTTATCGATCCAACTCTTGAGCATACCGATACGCTTCGACAGCGTTAGATACTCAAGGACGAGTAGTGCTTCCGGTATGTGTTTGTTCTCCGCGAGGGTTGTCTCATCGACCTTCGGTTTGCCTGTCTCTGTGCGCGACTTCCACACAGCACCCTTAGCTTCAAGTCTCTCTGCAACTTGTTGCCTTGAGCCGGGGTTAAATACAGTGACCTTATCCTTGAGCCTCTTGCCTGTCTTCTCCGAAACTCTAGCTTCGACAATAGGCGGAAACACCTGTTGGAGCTGGTCGGTAATCTCATCCATCCTCTCCTTGTGTGCGTTGTATTTCTCACAGCCAGCCGCGAAGTCGAAGAGGAATCCATTCCGCTCCTGCTCCGTGGTCAGCCTACGTACGTCATGCTCTAGCTGCATGCTGTGCTCGCTGAAGCGTGCCTCTTCAAGTAGCTTATTGATGTGTAGGTACACGTCCCAGTTAGCACGGCAATCCTGCAGGCAGTAGTGGATCATCTCGTCAGTCAGTCCGCCGTCGAAGTCGGTGAACTCATCTTTCAGCTCTCCTCCTGCTCGCTTTGCCCATGCTCGTAGGCTGTGACCCCCATCCAAGCTAGGGTTATAGAGACGGCCAAGCACCAGAGTGTCAATAGTATTGCTATTCCACGCATAGTTCCATACCTCTTTTAATATTGGTAGGTCGAAGCCCAGTAGATTGTGCCCGACGATTGTGTCCACTCCCGATAGCGTCTTGCTCAGCTCCTCGGCTGAGTAGCATGCAATACTCTGCCCACTCGGGAAGTAAACGCCCGCCATCCAGATCTTGTCGTGTGCGTAGTTGGTCTCTATATCCAAGACGGCTATGCTTTCTCGCTTGTACATGGCGATACTCCTGTTGTTTACGTTCGTACTCTGCTACTACGTAGCGTCCCATCTTACTCATCAGAATAGATCCATCTGCTGTGGCTCAGCGTACTCCCAGTGGTAGCCTGCCGAACTGTTGGTGAATCCAATGACGTTCATGTAGATCGCTGCTGCTGACCTACTCACTGCCCTGCCTGCCGCTGATAGGGATGGGAAGATCTCTCCTGTGTCCTTGTTACGTACGGCAGTGGCCTTGCTAGCAGAGAAGTCACGACGGTTCTTCTGCTGCTCACTACGACTAGCCCAGCGTAGGTTACTGATGTCATTGTTCCTAGTGTTGTTGTCAATGTGGTCTACGGTGTGGTGTGAGCTAGGGCGCGGCCCTTCGAAGGACGCTAACACTACAGCCCCAACGTTGAAGCTATGCCCTTCTAAGATCGCACGTACACCGCGCACATACGAGGCACAGCGTCCAGTAGGTGCGCCAATAGGATCACCCCTCTTACCATACACAATGCCATCACTACGCACTGCGTACCCTTCTAACACCTCACCATTGTAAGGGTTTACTGCTGTTGCTATTTCATAATTCATAACGTCTATCCTCTATGCCTACATTATGTATACATTACGCTTCATCTTCTTCAGTAGTAGCAGAAGTTGTATTGCGTTATGTTCCCTTATGTATTGTATTGTACAGGGGGCAACAAAAGCTGTCAACCCCCTCGGTGAAAATAAATTATAGCTCGCACTGTCCTCCGCTACAGGCTAGCGTCTTCGCTCCCTCTGTTGTGTCGCCCTTCTCGTACTCGGGCAGCTTGGACCAGTCAATCGTAGGCATCTGCTTCAGCGCTTCAGCGTAAGCCTTCTTGTCTATGGCTTGGTACGGTGCCTGCTTGTATGACCCACCGTCATGTGGCAGGAATGACATACCAATCATGTAGTCCCAGTTGTTATATGCCCAGCTGCACAGATCAAACCAGCTACTGTCTGTGTAGTACGCAGTCAGCGACACAGTATGCTCGGCCCAGTGCTCACCGTACTGCTTGGCTAACTCCAGCTGGTCCACTGTACCAACGTCATCCACAGTTAGCGCACCCTTGGGTGACTTCATGGGGAAGCTGAACACCGTAGTGGTGTCGGGCTTCATGACACATAGCTCGTGCGGCACACCCTGATCAATCAAGAACTGAGTCATTGGATCTTTGTTGTCCTGACGTACGGTGCGGATGTAGTACGGACTGTAGCGTGGGTGAATACCAGACGCTGAGTCTACCAACTGCGATACCGTGCCGCTAGGCTTGACAGTAGTGATAGCAGCTGACGGGTTAATGCCCAGCTTGCAAGCCCAGATCTCATTGACCTCCTCGGCGTGCTTGCGTAGCTCTGAGAGCCACTCAGCGGCCTTCTCAGAAACTTTAGACAGCACAGGGTGGTCACATATACCAGTGAAGGACACACCCAGCAGCCGCTCTTCCTCGCAGTTCTTCTGCCACTGCGACCGCAAGTAACGGAAGTCAGTGAGTGTAGCCTGAAGCGTACCCATGATGGCAGCAAACTCCACCTTCTCCAGCAGCGTAGCGAGTGTGTCATCAGACCGTATCACTACCTCAGTCAGGTTACACATCTGCCCACTGCGTAGCAGGATCTCAGCGCAGGGGTTGACGCCCATGATCTGCTGCGGGTCACGCTTGTTGTACTTGGCTGCCTTCTTCTTCGCTGCCTCACGATTAAAGATACCACGCTCGCCACTGAAGCTATCGTACAGAGAACGCATCTCATCCTGAAACACTTGGAAGTCAGGCTTCTCAGTGTACGCTGCGCTGTTGTTAGCCAGCGCCCGTTGCCCATGCTCGTTCCACCACGCACCTGACTTAGCCTTACGCATTCGGTCGTCGCTGACATTGGACAGGCTGATCATAGCGGAGCGGCGAACACCACCAACCACCACGATCTCGCCCACTTTACACATCAGGTCATGACACTCCATGCTGTTTAGCTTACGTCCAGCTGCACCCTTGAAGGTACGGACGGTGAACTCAAACAGATCCTGTAGTGGCTGCGGCCCAGACGCACGCCCTCCGAACACCTTCAGCCTAGCGCCTGCGGGACGCACGCGAGAGTAGTCTACCTCGGGCACCTCACCTGCGTACAACATGGCGATCAGCTGACGGTACGCCTTAGCCCAGCCCACCTTACTGTCAGCCACCACGATGGTCGTGTCGGTAGGGTGGAACTCTTCAGCAACTTCAGGTAGCTTAGCTATCTCTTGACGCTCGACGCTGAAGCCCAGCCCAGTGCCACAGCACAGCACGTACAGTGCCTCATCGAATGCACGCGGGTGATCCACTGATAGGAAGGCGCAGTTATACCCTGCCACGTTGTCCCTGTCCAGCGCCTCACCTGCTGTCCACAGGGCACGCATACTAGGCATCACGTCTAAGTTAGTGACAGCCTTCTGTAGTCTGTGCGCTGTGGGCACGTCGAGTAGTCCCTTGTCTGCCCAGTACCACACGTAACGTGCCACGCTTTCGTCCCAGAACTCACGTCGGTTATCGGCGTCACGCCATCGTGCGTAACGGCTGGCTGCGATGAGTGTTTGGTAGTCGTTCATACTGTAATCCTCTTCTCTAATAGTTCAATGATCTTCTTACGGTCTGCGTCGTTCATGTAGTGCCACTGTGCTATCTCCTGAAGGGTACGTTTGCACCCTATGCAGTAGCCGTCTGGCCCTATCTTACAAGTGCCATTGCATGGTGTCATAAGACCTCCTCCTCTGCTTCGATTGGGTCATGCTCGTGTAGCCTGCCCGTCACTGTGTCATAGAGCAAGTGCCCGGCTGGTCCAGTGATACCGGAGTATCTATTCTTCAGCACACGTATGCTCGTGGTGTTACGCTCGACTGGATCTTCAGCCTGCCCGTTACGCTCCAAGCCTAGCACAAAGTCAGACAGCTGAGCGATGGACGCAGAGCCTCGCAGCTGGCTTATGCTAGTGGCTGCACCCTCTTCGTGACCCTTACCTTCGGGCCGCTTCAGGTGCGACACGGCCAGCAACACGATGCCAGTGTCCTGCGTGAGTGTACGCAAGTGTGTCATGATAGAGTCCAGCGCCTTACGCTCATCGCCGTACTGCCCACCGGAAACAAGGATACTAATGTGATCCAACACGATCACCTTGCAGTCCAGCGCCTTCGCCATGAAGCGCACACGTCCAACCACCTGCTCAACCGTAGCGCCAGTGTCAAAGCTGGCATCCATAATCATCAGCTGGTCGTTGCCGAACACCCGATCAAAGCTTGCCTTGTACTCATCAGAGTCACGCTTGATGCTGCTAGTGGGTAGATGCACCGGGGTATTCAGGTCCACACCAAGGAACCCCTCGGCAGTACGCGATACACTCTCCTCCATGAAGAGACAGCCTATACGGTGCGGCGTGGTGTTGCGTATGTGCATCACGATCTCACGTAGGATGCTAGACTTGCCCAGTCCAGAGCCTGCGGTTATGGTCACCAGCTCAGTCGGTCGAGCGCCAAAGGTCATGGCGTTGAGCTTGTCCCACGGATACTCAAACAGCGCCTCCGGTGGTGTCTCGTTGAGCTTAGCCCACAGCTCCTCCTTCGACAGCACACCCTTCGGAGTGTAGATAGCAGCAGACCAGTACGCATCCGTAAACTCTGCCTTGCGTCCAGCTTTCAGGTAGTCGCACGCATCCTTGCCTAGTCGTGGGTCTAGCTTCATGACACGTAGCTTGCCAGCGAACACCTCAGCTGCCTTCTCTACGCCAGCCTTGCCTGCGTCGTCGGCATCAAAGCATAGGATGATCTCTTCGAACCCGTCCAAGAAAGTGTAGCTATTCTTGAAGTCACGTCCAGCTGCCGCAGCACCGCCACGTAGCGACACAACAGGCACCTTGCCATCCATCATCTGCGATGCAGCAAGTGCGTCTAGCTCACCCTCGCACACCACTACGCGCTTCTTGTTGTGATTGCCATACTTCTGCTGCCCAAACAGGCCAGCCTCTTTGATGTTACCCACTGCTACGAATCCCTTGTTGGACACGGTACGCACCTTGAATCCACACGGTTCGCTAGAGTCTTCGCAGAAGTAGGGGTAATAGTGGCGGTCGCCTTCGACTACCACGCCGTATGCCTTGACATACGTGCTGTTCAAGCTGCGCTCAGGTATGGCAGACGCTGTAGCAGTGCGCCACTTGTCTACCATACGCTGCAGCTCAGCGTCGTTAGTGTTACTCATTGGTGTTGTCCTTTCGTAGTGGTTGTCGGTAGGGGGTTTGTACGTTTCGCAAGCGTAACAGTACGTAGAGCCTGTATCGTACAGTGCATTCGCGTCACTGCTACCACACTCATCACACCCCACATGTCTTACGAATGTTTCTGCGCTACGGCTTTGCATAATGCTACGACCTCTTCATCAGACCATCTTAGCTTCGCTGAG